TCCGAAACATATGGTACATCATTAGAACTTAAAGGATATTCTAATTGACCAGTAATAGAATTTATAATTTCTATTCTATCACCATATTTTAAACTTGATCTATCAATTGGACTATAAACTGTTAATGTTCCTTCATTATCTTCACCTTCAAAAGATTTTATATTATATGTTGAACTTGTATTATAAATCCATGAATTAGCAAATATTTGTTTTCTAGTTTTTTCTAATTTGTTTATTGGATTTAAAACTTTATCACCAATATTTTTTATGGATATTAAATCATCTTCAGCAATATCAATTATTCCTTCCTGAACAAATTTTGATATTACTCCACTAAATCTTAATTTAACTTTTTTTGTTATATCACCATCTTCATATCCATAATATTCTTTATCTGATCTTAAATTATCAGATGGTGATATTTCTGCAGTTACTCCAGAGCAATTTAAAAATTGATTTATACTTTTATCAGTATAGGTTATTGTATTAATGCCAGATAAAATTGTTCCTGATGCATCAAATCCAATAGTAGAATCTACTGAAATAATACTAGATCCAATAGAAACAGTTTCAATTGATTTAGTATTTGGTACAATAACAAAATCATCTTCAAGATCACTATAATTATCATATCCAAGAAATAATGAAAATTTGAAATATTGTTTATTATTTCTTGTAAATGCTTCAACTTCAGATACAGATGCATTTATATCACTACTAAAATCAGATCCAAATAACGATTGACCCTTTAACTTAATAGGATCACCTGAAATAACTTCTGCTATAGCAATTTGCCTTCTAACATAAGATGCAGAAGAAGGTTTAATTAAATAATCTTCTAAATTTACAACGGTTGGAGTGTGATTATATAAAACATTAAAAAGAATTCTAAAAGATTCATCAGTTCCTTTAGTTTGATAAAGAGATCTTGCCTCTTTAATAAAATTACCAACATTCAATCCTGAATGAAAACTGCTATTTTCTAATCCTGGAGTAAATGTATATTTAATTTTTTTATAAAATTCCTGTAGAAATAAAGAACTTAAATTTTGTAATTTTACACCAGACGTATGAATATCTGAAGTACTATCACTAAAAATTAATTCTTCATAATTTAAATCTTGATGATAACTGGTAATTCCACTAAATCCACGAATACATCCAGTAAATGAATTTGTAGTTATACCAGTGTAAGTAACAACTTCATTATCAATTTTAAATAATCCATACTTATTTGGAAAACCTTTTGTGGTTGAAACCTGAATAGTTTCATCTGTAGAACTTACATTTGTAGTAAGAGTAGTAAATCCAACAATAACATCTGGAGTTAAATTATCAACATTTAAATATTGATCAAGATTATCAGTTAGATCAATTGGTCCACCTTGAAATTCTTGAGAAATATAGTACTGTTGAAGAAATTCAGAGGTTAAAGGACTTTCTTCCAAAATAAATTTTGGAAGTTGATTTGGAAGTATATCCTGTAATTTTATTCTTCTATCAATTCCTGTTTCTATCATATTATTCTCTTATTAATTTACCATTAGAATAACTTGAAGTATAGTAATCTCTGTTAAACTTAACACCTGAAATTTCATCTCCAGAAGCAATTACATCTCTTACCATATTTATTGTACTTTTAGAAACACTAAATGATAGGTATAAATCCTTCAATCCCACAACATCATTGGATTCTGGAAAAGCTTGTATCTCGATAATGTCATTTGGTTTGATTGTAGATAAAATATTAACTGTATTTAATATTACCTCACCCTTTTCATAATCAACCATTCCTGCAGAAGCAGATACAACTATAACACTATCATCAACAGTAGATTGTTTAACTATTGATAAAACCCCTGTCTTACGATCATCATTAGGAACATCAGTCAAATAAACAACAGAAGCTTCACCATATATGGTAAATCCTGTGGACTTTATATTGTACCCCTGGGGATCTACATGGAACTTATTACCAAAACATAGTTCATACTGTGCAGATTGGTTTAGAGATGCCCTCAAATCCCTTCTGACCCTCACCTTTGTTATATTTGATGTAATACCACGATCAGTATCATCAATAATTTGAAGTACCTTACTATATTTAAATCTACCTCCAAATTTATTCATTTCAACAGATTTTGAATATGTAGAAAGTGTTGATATTACAGAAGTTCTCAATGTATCAAATGATGAAACGAAAGAATCATTATAATAAACACTAGTATCTATTTCCACATATAATATTTTCAAATCTGTTATTTTCTGCTTTATTCCAGATACAGTATATTTTTTCAATTGTGAAATAATTAAGTCTTTAGAAAAATCAGAAACATATGATCCATTTTTTGGTTTAATGCTAATACTAACAGTTCCAAATTCTGGAGGATCCAATTCTTCACCACCAACAACAGAAACTGATTCTGTATTTGGATAGATTTTTTTAACAATAGCCTGATAATCTCTTGGTGTTACTGCTCTATTTTGTGAAGAATATTTTAATGGTGAATAATATTTGATAGAATCTAGTGTTTCCGTATTGGATCCATTTTGGGCTGATTGATTTACTGCTAAACTGACAGATAAAGGAACAACACTTACTCCATTTTCATTAATAATATTACCAGCAAATGTAAATAGAGAAGCACCATTACCTTCTTCACCATCTGTAGTCATATAATGAACAGTAATTAAATCACCATCATTAACAAGTGCTTTAGTTCCTAATTGTTTACCAAATGTTCCATCACCAAATTTTATTTCATATCTCTCATCCTGTATTTCTCTTACAAAGAAAATCTGAGATGTTGAAGTAACATCAATAATATTATCAACTAAGGTGTACTGTATTCCCAATCCACTATCACCTTGATTTTTAATATATACACGAATTGATGAAGTATCAATATTCTCATTATTAAGAATAAATCTTTGATCCAAAGAACCATCATATTTAAATTCTTTAGTTAAAAATGTCCCTTGATAGATATTAACATTGTTAAATGTTGCTATATTATCAGAAATACTACCAGTAGTATTTTCTCTTATTGAAAAAATATAAGAAGTGTCATTAACATTACCAGTACAAATTAATCCAGCCTTTAATGTTGCAACAGAAGGTAAATTATCAGAATTTAAGGTTGCTTGTATGGATACTTGTGCTATTGCCGATGATTTAGATCGTGGATTATATCCTATATTTGATGCAAGAGATACTACATTCTCCCTCAGAGTTGCCGAATCTAAGAAAGATTCATTAACTGCCATATTGGAATTGAATGCAGTAATGTAAGTATTATATGCTAGGGTATCAATTAGTGCCGAAAAATTAGACCCTTCAAAATCAAAATCAGTAAACTTACTATTAGACCTTAAGTAGTCCTTAATAGAAGTTTTTATTTGATCGAAATCTAGATTTGTAAATTTAGTAATAGGCATATTATTATCGTGTTGCTTCTAATATGAAAGAATATTCTTGAGTTGGGAATTCTTGACCAATCACATCAAACATAATTTCCACTTCGAATTCATTATCATCGGATCTAGGAAATACTTTCACATTTACATTATCAACCCTAGGCTCAAAATTAAGAATTGAAGTCTTTATTTGATCCTTTATTACAGATGCAGTACCAAAATCAACGAAGTCAAATAGACTTTTATAGACATCAGAACCAAAAGAAGAGTTAAAAAACTTTTCTGTTGGAATTGTTTCTACAATATTCCTAACTGATCTTCGAATAGCAGATTCATTTTTTAAAATGGGTAGATCTTTTGTTATTGGGTGGGGTATAAAAGATAAACTTATATCCTTAAAAGATCTTGATACCCTAGAAATGGACATGAATAAAGGTTTTTTATTTATTTATACCTAAAATCCTAATAAAATTACTCATTAAGATTAATTTTTTCTTTTTTATTGTATTCAGGAGCATCATCATGCATAACTTCTTGTATAATTCTCCCATCTCCATCATATTTTGAGTTTAATTCCTTCGAATCTTCCATTTTTTCACGTAAAAAAAATATTTAGCGTAAAAAAGTGCCTCTTTCGAGACACTGCGGTTATTTTCCTTGTCCTCTGTACCTTTTTCGAGCGGAGTTTCGAGAGGTTGCGGAGTATTTTGAGTGTTTTCCTAATCCTTGTCGAGATTTTTTGGGTTTTGCCTCAATGGTAACGTCACCACTTAGTCCTGTTTTTGCTTTTGCCATTCATTTGCTCCAATAACTTCAGTTTTTAGTTCATCCTCATTAGGATGCCCAGTTTGATAGAATTCAATTGCATAATCTTGCATAATATCGAAGTATTCTGACTGAGATAATCCAGAGAATACTTCCTTTCCTTTCAGAATGATATTATAACGATCAGATAACTCTGCTTTTTTCATGCCCTACACGAATTCTTGGATCGCACCAGATCTCCATACCTGCTTCCTTGGCATCAAGACAGAATGATACGTCCTCTCCACACATGTCCTGAACCTCTCCACTCTCGAATACTTGCATTTTCGGTGCAAACCATGGATACT